ATCCTGCTGGGTGAGGGGATCGGTTAAAGAAATTGCCGGTTGAGGTCGGGAGCCACCTTTAGCTGCTACTTGAGCAACTGGTTTGAGGAGAGGAATTGGGTTGATTGGCCATCCATAGGTCCAATCATCTCCTGCAGCTATATAGAGCTGATAGCTGTTGTCAGTCACAATGATGCCAGATGCGGCAATCGCTTGGAAAGACAGAGTGAATTTGGGTAAGTAATAGTGTTCCAAACTATTATATCCATTACTGATCATATTATAGATCGTGTAGAACGGGATCTGGAATTCGTGAATAGGGCTGGTTGCAGTATCCTTGAATGCTAGACCTAAGTCTCCAGTGTTTGCTTGAGTGGCGACTTCATTATCAGTAATGTTGTGGGCAAAGAGAAGAGCTCGTGAAGTATTGAACTTCGACATAACAGCCTTAATTCTGACGGATCCTCTACGAAAGAGGAAAGCTCGCATGACACGTGACCATTTGGTGAGAGGTGTTTCGGGTGCGGTTTGAATATAGGCGTTCAGAGGACCGGTAGTATTGGCATTGGCGTATGACAACCACGCGGTATATCTGTGCATGAGCTCGGGCCAGCTCGTGATTTCTTCTCCCATGTTCACTCCTTTTTGAATCAAGGTGGTTGCAGGGATAATAGTCTCGAATGGCTTGCGGAAGGCATCTCGCATGTCAACGTGGGAGGTGACATCAGACATTTGGCCATGGATATCTTCGAGTTTTCCTTGGCCTTTGAGGGCAGATACAGGGACTCCGTCTATGTAGCCGTTCCAGAGGTGGGTGGGGCGAGCGACTCTAAAGTCTTCTCCACCAGACATGAAAACAGCAATATAGATACGGGAGGTTGAGGCGTCAACAGCATTTGAGATCGGGTTGACGACGGTGAGGACGAGTTGGCCATTGAAGCCTTCCCATTGAGTGATTGGCTGTGCGTTTGCAGTTTGTGGATCAACTACAACATCCCAGGGTGTGGACTTGAGATAGGGAACAGTGATCGAGGTCGATGTGTCTCCGGTGATATCAATGATTTTACTAATGACGTCACCTTCTTCGTCAGCTGCAAAGGATGCAGTATATGTGGGATCTGGGAGCCAGGTCAATCTGAGGCGGCACGATGTGAACTTGGATGCAGTGAACATGTAGTGGTACTTGATGGATCCAGTATAAAAATCGAAATTTTCGACTAGATTTCCTAAATGAGTCATATCAAAATAGGTTCCTTCAGTTACAGTTCTATCGTGGCAGCGGGATGGTACAACAGGGATTCTGAGAACAAGATCACCTGCTATGGCAGTGTTGTCTACATATGCAATATCAGTGAGAGTGGGCAGGACTTTGTAGTTGTCAAACTTGTTATAGTCCATCTTGTCACAGTAGATACTTGTTTCTGTAGAAACATGGTTGTCCGGGTGCATTGAGATGAGTTCCGAGCCATCGGTTCCTGAAGCTTGTGCAAAGCCAGTACTAGGAAGGAGAGTGCGCTTGCTGACAGTTCCGACATCTGTGGGTTTGTCGAGGAAAGAAGCAATGATCTCCGGAGCCTTCTTGATAGCTTGTTGGGTGAGTGCGGATGCGAAGGGCAAAACAGTGTTGTTAAACATGTTGCTGACAGTGGCTTTCCATCCAGTTTGGATTCGCGATGAGGATCGTTTGGATTGCTCACTGACTGAGGCGTCTTGCATCTGTCCATTGACATCGTAGAGACGAACTTTATTGAACTTAGAGAAAGTTGAAGTTCGAAGACCGAGACCGGCAACTTCAGGGTTGACGAAGCTGGCATAGGTAGTGACTACGAGTTTGACTGTGGACGTGGCACCGGTCAAGCTAAGAGGATGAAGGACAAAAATTGCTAGTTCTCCAAACCACCCTTTGGCTGGACCTGAGGGATCATCTTTCATGTTCCACCAATTGCTAGGACCTACGTACGGGATAACGAAATCGACCGTAGCGTTGGTGTTGGCTGACATGATAATGCAGTTGTTAGCACTTGCGGCATAAATGTTTTCGAAACAGCAAAGTGCGGGAGCGTCTGAGTCATGATGTGGGACCCAGGCGATGAGGAGTTTTCCAAAGTGAGACATGGTTCCGTTAATTCTAAGAGAGACACGGACACCGGATCTGAGATATTCAAATCTGTTGAGTTTTTCAGCAATGTTGGGAATGCTTACTAGGTCACGGGGAAAACTGAGGGTTCTGAGCTTAGTTTCAGTGGCATCTGTGCTGGACCAATCGAACGAATCAACTGGGTAGACACGACTGAGAACCTTGGACATACTCTGGTCAGGGTATGGATCAGTTCCAATTGTGGTGGGCATGGTGACGATGGGAGTTTCGACAAAAGCATCAGACTTTCCTACGTTGTCGGAGAAGTTGGTGTTTTGAACAATTGTCTCTTGCGGTTTGGTCACTTCGCGATCCTCAGACTTGGGGACGTCCATTTGACCGTGGATTCCGTTGAGGGTCTTCATGCCATGGAATTTAGCATACAAATCTCCGTAGTCAAGACAACTTGTTGCGTAGCCTAAGCGAGCGAGTTCGTTGTTCCACTTGGTTTTGTTTGCTTCAAAGTAGGTTTGGCCCCACTGGAAAGATTCCCTAAGGGCAGAGTCTATTACTGCTGCCATGGCCTCACGGGCTGGTAGGGTGTTCGAGATCCAGTAGACCATTTCTTCAATGATTTCCTTGTCGAGTGCTCCATGAATGCATCCATCCTCCCCTCTAACAAAATATCTTTGCAAATACTTCATCTCGTGGAATTTGTAGCACTTAGGAGTGGGGGCATTTTTGTCAATACCGGTGTAGGTCATACCCCATTTCTTGAGATATTGTTGGTACGTGAGCATGTTGACAAAATCCAGATACAGTGGTTTGGAGAATATGTGGTCATCTCCAAAGGTGCTGATGCCTACCCAGAGGTCTTCAAGAATTTGTTGCAAGTCGAAGAGCAAGCCTTTCATTTGTGCTTGTTCCCAGGCGGCTTCTGCGTTATGGTCTAACCATGTAATGATCATTCCAAAGCAGTTGTCGGGAGTAGTGTCTAGCTTTCCAGATGGATTGCCAGCTTCAACTTGATAAAGGACGTTGAGGGCTAAGTGGATTGATTTGGACAAGTCTTTGTCAAGACCTTCGAGGATCTTCGCCTGACGATCAGTGAGAAGTCCTCCTCTTTCATACCACTTGACTTTGCAATACCGGGTCCAAGCATGAAGTTCTTCAGCGTATGAGGCATCCATCTTCTTGCAGTCTCCGGCGATGAGGTCGGGGTCGGGACTATATCTAGTGTGCTTCTTGTAGAGGTTTTCGTATCCTTCTCTACGAGTGGGATCTATGCCTAGGTCGAATGGGCAATCGGGGGCTCCTTGCCAGCGAAGCATGTTCTCAAAGAAAGCGCCTTGAGTTTGGCGTTCCAATGTGAACCCTTCGAGGCACTGGCTAGACATGATTCTGGTATCTCCTATCCATTCGCCATCAACAATCACCTTTTCCTCAGGGAGACGTTCATCTTTGAGGTTGTCAGTGAATATGATGGGATCGCATGGGATTCCTTCAGCATACTTGGCTTCGAGTTGGGCAATGCGCTCAAGGACGCGAGCGCAGGGGGTGTACCGACCTGTGAGTGGATCTAGATCGAGGTACGAGAGCTTTCCTTTCTGGAATTTACGTTCCGTGTTGTAAGGCCATCCTGGAGAAGTGGTTTTATCCATTCCTTTGAGATGGGTCCATCCATCAGGTCCGTTAATTGCTTCATCGACTGTGAGAAATCGAGGTTCAACGAGCGTTGGCAGCTTGTCTACGATGAAATCGCAAACACGTTGAATGAAAGGGGATCCGCGATAGGTATTGTGAGGTCGTTGGAGCTTCTTCTTCAATCCTACAGCATATGGGGCGACGCCAGAGGCTTTATGGGGTTTTAGCATGGCGGGTCTGGTCTTGGGTTTCTGCCAGGTTCCGTACAGTGGGCTTCGGATGTATTCCGTCTTGTTGATTGCTCTAACGCATTTGTCATCGCGCATCACGCCAAGGACTTTTACATTTTCGCATTCAAAGACATCAAGAGGAATAAGGACGTTGTCTGGAGTAGCCGGCTGAATGAGGCTATCTAGGGCTTGGCCATGGATATCAGGTTCCTGTTCAGCATATCCGAGAGAAACTAGGTCTTCGTATGTGACTATTGAGCAAACTGCGTATTTTCCTCCTGCGCAGTGAATTCCTAGAATCTTGTGAGGGACACGGGGGTTCTGGACGATGTACGGGGAGCCACAATCTCCATCTTGGGTCGCAATGTTCACACGTAACGTGTTAGTGTTGCAAACTTCGACAGAGCTTGTGCTCGTTGCAGTGTAAGAGACTTCACCCATCCAATCACACCTTCCGGCAGACACAAGTTTAGCATAGTGTTTGCCTCGGGGTACGATCATCGCAACGTCATCTTGGATTGCGGCTTCGAGCTCTGAGTCACGAATAAAGAACTTCGTAACAGAGTGGGGGCTGGGTAGTTTGTTGCCTGAAGGAAGATGGAAGAATGAGATGTCCTGAGTTTCAAAGGTTTTAACTTTTAGCTCCGAGATCTTGAAATCTTCAACAGAATCGCGGAAATTGATTCGAATGTTTCCATCCTTGTACAACTTGGGCAGGTGGCCGACTGTAAGAATGACATCTTTCTTGATGAAAAAGCCATTGACTTTGCCGGCGGCAACGGTGAGGCAGCAGATATTTGGTGAGAATCGAGTATCAGTGAGATCATCTGCTTGTTTGTCCTGGATCTGACCAGAGACAGTGGGAACTAGGGGGCGCTTGGCAACTTTTTTCAGTCTTATGTCCCTCTGAGTGGTCGGGTCATAAATTTTACTGAACTGGGCTGAGATTTCTTCTTCATCTCCTGCGAGCATTTTGTAGGTCCCTATTCCTATACCTAACATCGAGAGCAAAACAATTCCAATGCTTATGGGTCTAAGGGACACACTGGATTTGAAAAAGGATGTGACATCTCCTGCTGAGATTGCACAACAATAGTCAGTGAATGAACTAATGTCGTCCTTTGATTTTTGGATGTAGGTCTTCATATCTTCCTTCATTTCTTGGTACTGTGAGATGATATCCCCCTTTAAGTGGGTTGGGGCGGGGACAATAGCGTCTCGTTTAATGTAGATCCTGGATTTAATGGACTCCAGGGTGGGAATGTTGTCAGTTATGGCGGTGAGGGCGGTTCCCAAAGAGAACATCTGGGCTTTGACATCTGTCAGAGCTTTGTAATCGAGCTCGTCGGGCAACGTGGCATCAGTACTGTCGTACACTTTGGGGGCTGGGGTGGGTCCTTTCTTGGCTTTCATCTTGGTGATGAATTCTTGTTCGGGTTCTTCGCGGAGGAATTTCTGAATAGATCCTTGAGAGGCATTGTAGTGAGCGTGGCGTTCCATTAGTCGTTCAAACATTTGTTCGTAAGTCAGTGTGACTCCGGTGAATTTTTCTGTCATAGGGTCGATCATTTTAAATAAATAAATTTCACGACTCCATTCTTGCTTGGGATTGTTCCATTGGCAGACAAAAC